GGCTATTTTTCTTAAAGTGGTAAACGCAGTTATCATTTTACCAACGATAGCTATTAATGGACCTATTGCAGCAACTAGGGCTGCAATCTTAATGCCCATTTTAATCTGTTCTTCACTTGCCCCTGCAAGTTTCTCAGCAAGAACTGTAATCTTTTCAGCAATCGATTTAATTGCAGGAATAAGCACCTGGCCTATTCTTATACCTAAAGATTCGAATGCACCACCTAATTGTTCGAGTGCACTCTTTAGATTATCTTGCATTACTTCAGCAGTCTCTTTCGCAACACCATTACTGTTATACATAGATTCTGATATTGCATCATACTCTTCTTGGGTTAAATTCAATAAAGCAAGCATACCAGACATTCCTTCTTTACCAGCAAGGGTAGCGGCATACTTTGCTTTCTCTGCATCTGTCAACCCAGCAAATGAAGTACGTAAATCAGCAACGATTGTGTCTAAAGATTTCATGTTTCCAGCATCATCTAATACGGAGAATCCTAACTCATCCATGGCCTCAGCCATTACATCTGTAGGTTTAACCATGTTGGTAAGCATTGTTCTTAAAGCTGTACCAGCTTGGGAACCTTTAATACCAGCCATAGACATTGCTGAAAGGGCTGTTGTTGCATCCTCAATATTGATACCTAATGATTGAGCTACTGGGGCTACATACTTAAATGATTCCCCTAAGTCGTTAATATCAATAGTACCAGAGTTAGCTGCTTGGGTTAAAAGGTCTGCTACCTTTGTTGCATCAGCTGCTTCCAAACCGAATCCAGTGATTGCATCAGCAACTATAGTTGATACATTAGCAAGGCTTTCTCCTGATGCAGCAGCCGCATCAAGGACTCCCGACATACCTGCAAGAATTTGTTCAGTAGACCAACCTGCTTTCGCCATCTCAGTCATTGCATCAGCTACTTCTCCGGCTGAGAACTTTGTTGAACCACCTAACTTAATTGCTTCATCTTCAAGAGCTTTAAACTCATCCCCAGTTGCACCAGAGATAGCTTGCACTTGAGACATACTATACTCAAAGTTAGTTGCTGTGGCAACTGCTGCAGTACCTATCCCTAAAATTGGAACTGTCAAGGATTTAGTCATGGTCTTACCTACAGAAGTTAATCCACCACCAAGTTTACCTAAACCTTCTAGCTTCTTGCCAGTCTGTTCTATATCACTTTGAACCTTCGAAAGATTACTACTAAAATTATCAATATTTAACATCAATTTAGCTACGATTGAGCCAATTGTTGTATTAGCCACACAAGTCACCTCCTTTTGTTATTAAATAAATAGAGCAGGGTAACATTAAAATTGCCCTGCTTCCAATTTACGTAACAATGGATTAGCTTTCTCCTCTCCGGGAAAGCGTGGTGTCTTTTTGTTATCAATCTGGCCTAAGATATAAGCACACGCTTCATCAAAACAATAAGCTGTGTACGAATCATCTGGGCCGATTCCTAACAATGCACTAGGGCGAATCTTATAAATCCTACTCATCATTAGACAATCCAAAATCTCCCTGCTCTGCACGAAAGGATTCAAGAGCCTTAATACCTCCCTGAGTCCACTGGAAAATTTCTGTCTTCTGCTCATCTGTAAGATATTCCTTAACTTCTTCAAATTTAGGTTCAAGCATCGCCGCCTCACATACCGTATCAATAATCTGGTTTATACCATCCAAATCATTAATATTCTCAAGCACCTTTGACTCATCTACTTTCTCCCCTTTCTTTTTACCAGTGAAAAGTTCAGTAGACTTCTGTAGTAATGCATTAGGGATTTTCCCAGTCTTACACAAATTCATTAGACTAATACGTCTTAATCTAACGGTTATGTATTGTCCAGGTTCGAATCCTACAATATCTACGAGTGGCTGACTCTGACTTCTAAATTCTTCAATACTTGTAATCTGATTTATTTCTGACATATTCTCTCTCCTTTTCTTCTCAATTAGGGGCAGCCGTAGCCACCCCATTAATTACTCATTTACCCCTGCACTAAAGACAAAGTATAATCTGTCTTAGCAGTAATCTCTGTTGGCAAGAATACTCGACAAATCATGCCATCTTCGATATTGCCTGTTGTTACATCATAACCCTTGGCATTAACTATCTTCTTACTTGAGCCAACTGAAGTTGTAACTCCTGCAAGGAATGAAGCGACAGTTGTATCAACAGGAATACCTGAGATAGTTCCTTCCTCAAGAGTACCAACTGTAGTCTTGATAACGGTAGGAGCATCAGGAGCAGGTAACTCATTCACATAAGATAAACTCTTAATAGGAAGTCCTGCCTTTGTTGCTTCTCTTGCCTTGATAGTGTACTCAGGAGCATAGAACTCCTTTGCTGCGTTCATGCCTGGAGCTGAGCCAGAACAGTTGTTGAGTGTAATCACAACATAGTTCTTTATGCTGTCTCCTTCATAGTTAGCTACATAAATGTTAGCTCTAAAAGGTTTCATATTTGTAGAACCCTCACTAATGAATGGGGCTCTATAACCAATCACATTACCAGCTTCGTCCTTATCTATAATACCACCCTCGATAAGTGCTGCAACTTCAGCATCGAAAGTGTTATCAGTAAGGGTTACGTCATAACCGTAAAGCAAATCTGGGGTACGAACTATAGCTAAGATTCTGTCATCAGTTCTCTGCACGTTCTCTTCACCCTCAGAAGAAACTGCCTCCATCTCTGCACTCTCAGCAGTGTTAATTCTACATTTAACACCACCCTCTACTGGTAATTGTGTCACTTTGTCAATCTCTTCGAGAGTAACAAGTTTAACACCATACAGTACGTCTTTCATTTCAATATCCTCCTTACATTTGGATTTGTTGTGGAACTCTAATTGCAACATATTTCATATACATTCTAATTTCGGCATCATGGAAGTCTTCTCCCATTTCACCTTTATATTCCACACCTTGTTCTTTTAGTTCAAAAACCCTATTCTTTACTGCTGTTACCAATGCATCCAACTGGGAAGTTGAAGTGTCCGGTACATAACATAATAAATTAAAGGTTTTATATCCACCCCAGGAATTATTTCCATCTGAGGTTGTATTCATTTCTTTGAGAACTATATATGGTTCATCACTATGCTTATAGCTTTGCCCCACATTCTTAACAGGGGCAATATGTCCAAAACTTTGTATTAACTGTTGTCTATTCATGTTGCCTCCTTATATCTTTGCATATCTTCCTAGCAGTGTCTTTACTGCATCTTCTATCTCTCCTCTATGCTCATCAAGAGTTTTCTCAAGAATTGCATATTGTCTTTGGTGGGCTAACTCTAGCCATATACCATAATCTACTTGGTGAGCGATTGCAGCAACTACAATACTGGAATCTTCCCAATATGCCTGACCAGTAAGCCTTTGTCTTGCCTGGCCTGTTCTATCAGTCCATGGGGCATTTTGCTTAGCCCATGATTCCATTTTAGATGCTGCTGTTTGCATCAACATCAGTAAGCCACCATACTCTTTGGAAGTAAATGCTCTATCCAAATTTTTAAGACTGCTTACTAACTCCTCAGCATTCCACTCAATTTTCAAATCACTCGCCATATCTTTCCACCTCCTGGACTTCCATTGCTAGATTTAACAACCAGTAAATATGTTGTTCCCCAACATCTGAAGCCTGAAGGATAGTGTATCTTATTCCATTGTATTCAAACCAATCGTACATCTTGTATTCTGTCCCCTCTTCGTATAAAACAGAAAGAGTGTCTGTAACTGAATATGTTCTACCTCCATCCCCAACAGTAAATTCCTTAGCACTTGTGGAACAACTCTTGAGAATTCCTTTGACTTTAAAAGTTTCTTCCCCGTCAGGGATAAAGCCATTGCTTCCATCACTTTTAAATCTTTTCCTATGGATTACAACTTCAATTCCAAGCCTTTCAAATTCTCTACTCAACTGGTTACGAATTACTTCTGCTTTACGTTTGGTTAAAGGAATAGCACTTCTCATATTAAGCACCTCCCTGAAGAACACCTGTATTACTTGGCTTGTATTGAGAAGCCAATCTCCTAAAATAACTTGAGCTATCTGCTGCTGTTAATCCAGTAATAGTTACCGAATTATTCTCAGACTTAATAACTAAGCACTGATAAATAGCAGCATCTACATCCCCATTATTTTCGGAAATATAAAACTCCAAATCTTCATCTGAAAACATCGGAAAATCTTCTTCTCTGAGTATCTTCTTCATTCTCTCTAAAATGGACATAGGATTACCTCCTATTCTGCATTATTCATAAATGCCTTGATTCTTTCCTTCGCCTCATTAGCAGATTTTGTGCCTGTTAAATCAATGTCGAAGATAGAAGCATATCTCTTAACCTCTTCCTTATTCCAAGAAGATAAAGGCTTCTTCTGTATTGTACTAACGAAGTTTGCATCTTCCTCGTTATCCTCAGGAGTTGCATCTTCCTTCTGTTCCTGGCCATCTTCCTGGTCCATGTCCTCATCCACATCTGGAATAGGGTCTTCTTTTGCAACACCCTCAATCTGCTTCTCAGGATAGAATCCTAAGTTCTCATAAGACTTAACTGCACTTGAAGGGATACGAACTGTTTCCCCCTTTAAGTTCTTCAATTTAACAAAAGCCATATTACTAGCTCCTTTCTCAATTATTAAAATAGACCCCGGGCTTCGAAGGTTTCCGGGGTACATTCAATTCTTAACTAGGCACTCTTCTCAACATCAAGAATAAACACCTCATCAGCTGCCTCGAATGATGGGAGACAAATCTGAGTTACCTTAGACTCAACGTTTACAGGGTCCTCCATAGTAATAGTTGTAACAGCTACACCAGTGTCAACGATTGTAACGTTTGCCTTACCGTGAGACATTAAGTCAGACTCCTCAGGGGTAGTACCGAACCATGTCTTACCAAGATTCTGTGGTGGAAGGAGAACGAATACATCATCAGGGATGTACTTCTGAACCTCTCCAGCCTCATCTATATATCTCTTATCATTAAGAGCAATACCATCTGGAAGTAAGTCAGAAAGATAATCCATTAACTGGGTGTCTCTAACTGCACCTGCTCCGTTAGTCATAACGAAGATTTCCTTCTTAATCTTCTCATTGTTACGAAGCTTTCTCCAAGTGTTTGAGTTACATACAGCACGAGTAATTACTGTGCCTGTATCGTCAAGGATTGTCTCCTTAGCAACTCTAATATCCTCGCAAGGGTCAGCCTCTGTAGTCTTACTCCAAGATACAGCAGCCTCAGCCTTGTGGTTCTCAGGCATACCGTAGTCGTAGCTGTAAGTCTGGCCATTTGCAGCCATAGCAACAACACCAGTAGTAATAGCCTGCATTCTCATTCTCTCACGAGATACAGAAGCAGATTCAATGAGACGAATCTCATCATCAAATACCTTAGTCATAACAGCATCGATGTAAGCCTGGTTACCAGTCTCAAGAACAAGATTTAACTCCTGTCTTAACTCCTCATCGATGTAAGTAGACTCCTTGAAGAAAGGCATCTCAGCAGATAACTTCTCAAAACCAATACGAGGTCTTGGAATTGCCTTTGCATCAAAAGCACTTGTCTTAAGTACACAAGGAAGTCCCTTAGCTCCCTTAATCCACTTGAGGTCTAAACCTCTTTTCTTATCATCTGGGAATAACTCCTCTCCAAGGAAAGGCTCTCTATCCTGAGTGAGCTCTAACCAATAAGCAGAGAGTTCTGCAGATGTTACTAAATCAAAAATACTCATAGCTTTTTATCCTCCTTCTTAGCCAGCAATAAATGTTACATTACCCTTAAGAGCAGCCTTAACCTTATCGGTAATAAGTGCCTTAGTAGCAGTATCAATTCTGTTAATATTAACAAAACCGAATACAAGTAATGTTCCATTAGCATTTCCCTTTGTTACGTCAACATCATGGAGAAGTACGCCTACCGCATCTGTCTCCCCTGCTGCAGTAAAAGCAGTCGTTCTTGTCTCAAGGCTTCCAGTTAATGGTGTACCAGCCTTAATAATCTTTCTACCGTTCTCTTCTACGGTTGCTCCCTGTGCAACTACAACACCAACAGAGTACTGCAAATCTACATTCGCAAGAATCTGTACAGGAGCTGCACCAGAAGTCTTAGTGATTCCGCTGTGATTAAACATAGTTTAATTCCTCCTTAAATTAATTTCTTTTCATAAAGTTAGAAGTCTTCTTGGCAGTTCCAACTCTCTGAGCAGCAAGTCTGCTACCCAATCCTTTTGTTTCTTCTCCCTTTTTACCCTTATTCTTAAGTGAGCTTCCTGTTCCCTTCTTTCCTGTGGAATTATCTTCTTCTTCATCCACACCAAAGAAAGTTTTGTACTTGGTTTTTATTTCCCCAATCAATGTACTAATCTCTGCTCCCTCTTCATACTTTGCCATAACCAATACTACAATATCGTCGACAAACTCTCTCTTGGCACCAAGGGCCATAGCCTCAGCTTTACATTCTGCCTTCAATGCTTTTTCTGAAGCTTCACGCAACTGCTGCTGTGTCTGAGATTCTTTCTCGGCAGCTTTCTCCTCATCAGTCTTCTGGCTGTCAATGATTGCCTTAACCATTGCAATAGCCTTAGAATCCTTAGGGTCGATACCGAGTTCTCTTAGTACAGCATTTCTACCCTGATTTTTTTCACGGGTCATCATCTTGTTAACCTGCTCCTGAGTAAATGTCTTGCTTGACTTTTTACTTCCTGTTTTATCAGGGGTTTTTCCAGAACCTTTTGTCTGGTCACTATCTTCTCCTTCTTCATCCCCATCGTCTTCGCCTTCATCAACACCTTCGTCGGAATCATCCTTGGAATCTGTTTCCTTCTCAGCAAAGAACTGAAGATTCATAGGAATCGGACCTCTTGTCACTTTCTCTTCTACTGTTTCGAGCATCTTTCTCATTTTGAATAGTTCTCCTTTCATCCACTAGTGGTGGTCACGGCACTTGTTTAAAGTCGCAACCCCACGACATTTAATTATTAGTTTCTTTACGGTTCACTAGAACCAATCCAGGTTCCCTTCTTAAGAATGATTCCTTAAGCTGGTCCTGATGTTTCTTAACTCGGGCCATAATTCTCTTGTGCTTCTCAACCAAATATCTAAAGTCAGAGGTTAACTGGGCAGTAGGTTTACCCTTCATTTTGTTAGCTTTAATCCTGAGATTAACCAGGTTCTTTTCAATCCTACGTAATTCTTTAATCTCTCCTAAAGTCAATCCGTTGTTGACAGCTACAAGATAACTCTTGCCACAATTACGACAGCCAAAACTAATCGTAAAATATTTATCTTTATCAGAGCTTTCATACTCCGATTCGTAAATAGTTGTATCTTTCCACTTCCACTCATGTCCGCACTCATCGCAAGCAATTATGTTCTCATTCATTCGAATATTTTTATAAAAGTCTTGGTTAATTAAACCATTTGGGGAAACATCACTCATCTTCGTTTCCTCCATCATCCATGAATCCCATGGTACATTTTAACTCGAACTCAATGCTGGATTCCTCCACGAATAACTGCTCATTGTACTCTCTCATAAGTTCTGTTCGATACGTTGTGAGTAGGTTCCTATTTTTCTTGAACCTCTTGGCATCCTTCTTGGAAACATTCTTCCCTTGCTTAGAAAGGATTACCTTTGTCTTCATCTGGCCAACTACTTCTTTAAATAACTCCATAGTGTTATTGTCATCCAGTTGGACAATGTGTTCGTGATTACACTCAGGGCAATGGAAGTAAGTAGCAATTAACTCTTTCCCTGATTCCTTATGCATAATCTTTCTCTGTTTGACTTCTGCCATATCTGTTCCTTCGCCACAGCCAAATTCAACACCACAGCTAGAACAAACCACTTTAATATTCATTCTCAATTTTCCTCCTAATTCTTCTGCATCCATTCATAGAACGCATCTATTTCGGGATAGGTCCCGGGTTCTGACTCATTCCAATCTGCAATCTGAATAGCTACACTTGTGAGTGACTGTTCAATAACTGGCAAGATAGTACACAATCCTTGAGGGTGGTCCATAGGGACTTCCCCTTTGGGATATACAGTTCCATCTCTTTCCTCACACTGAGAACAGGTTCTACCATGTATCAATGCACTGTGCCACTCATAACCAGTAACAAATGGATTCGGATTGTTGGTCCTCTCCGTAGATTGTTGGAATGCGTGTTGGGTTAGCGTTCTTGCCAACCTCTGGGCATTGTAGTCAATCTTCTTATTAGTGTTGGGGTATACTTTACTCCAGTCCCACTGCTTTGCAGCTTTTGGATTGACATACTTCTCAAGGTCCTTAGCAATATCATAGGCTGATTTATTTTGAGCTATTCCGTTAGCAACTACAGTATGTATATCCTGCATTGTCTTCTGTTGAATACCCCAGATTCTTTGGGATAAACTCCATCCGGTTTTATACACATTCCCAGTAGCAATACTTCTTACTACATCATCAGGCACTCTACTCAAGAGACCTACTGTTTTTATACCTAACTTATCTAGGTTAGAAAGTGTATTATTTACCACAGCTTTTGAAACATCCCTCATGCCATTCTTGGTTATGTTTGTTAATTCAGCAGAAATCTTAGTAATCTCAGCTTCCAGTTGTTCTTCCAACTGTTTCAAATACACAATCCTCATTTGGCTGGAAATGTTGGTCCTATGCTTTAAGGACTTTGCTTTCTCTGCTACTTCTTTTGCAGCATCTCTGTAAAACTTTTCAATTCGTTTCTTTTGGGATTTCATAATGGCATCCCTTGCTTCTTCAGCATCTTTCAATTTTAGGGTAGGCATCTTAACCTCCTATCTTGTTTACAACCACACCTCCATCTTGGACATTCTTTTAATGATACATTTATTATACCACAAGATGAAGGGTTTGTAAACGGTTTTCTTAACAATATTTGTTATTTATTTGTATTTATTGTGACACCTTCAAAAATATGCTTGAAGAGTATCAGATACACATAAGGGCCTAAGGCCTCTAATCGCCTCATTTAGAGAGTTTAATATTCAAGGCTATCTATTTCCTCATCTTCCTCATTAAACTCCTTATTTGAGGCCTCAGCATCTTCTAATGAGCTACTTACAGTTGTTGTTTCCATGTTGGTTCCTTCAAACATTGAAATTTCCATTGCAATCTGTTTCAATTCCTCATCAACCTCAGTATCTGTTAAGCTTCTCCACTTCTTCATGTATGCCTTGCGTGACATTGTATTAGAAGCAACCTCAGCAAGGTCCATGTTCTTTTCTTCCTCTTCATCCTCAGGTAGTGGATAATTCTGTACTACATTAACTTCATAATCCACAGGAGTCAATATGGAATCAATATACTTCTTAATACAATTAGGATAAACCATAGCACCTTGAATAATCACATTAACAATATATTCTAAGGCAGGTCCCCAGGTCTTCATCTTTTCATTACATCTGATAATCAATGGCCAGTATAAACACTTCATAGCTTTACCACTTGTAACAACTCCTTGGATGTTTTCAAGAGTGATATTTGGAATATCCACCTCATCATGCATAGTAGCATCGATTCTCTTTAGGGTTGTATCAAGTGCCTGGCTATAATTTGTATCACCACTAATTACTCCTACTGCTGGATGTGGATTCTCAGCATTCTGGTCAGAAGCTAAGTCCCAATATGCACCAGGACCAGTACTTAAGTTTCTTGTACTGTTTGTGGCCATATCCACAGTGTACTTTGTAGGATTCATGTTCTTTCTCATAGAATCCATGTCAGCATTAGAAAGCTTTGAATACCACTTCTCATCTTCCCTTAATAGTTCAACCTCACTCTCTCCTTCAGTCTCACCTGTTAAGCCATCATTGATGATAACACAAGCAGGGATTCTATCAAGGAGTGTTGGCTGGTACTCAGTAACCAACTCAATCAAATTACCAGCACCATCATGTAAGGATTCTTCAAGGTAACATACTGGGCCATCTTGCCCATACTCAATCTGGAACTTCTTCTTGAATATTCTTCTTGCTGAGGAATCACTCCTCTCTTTCACAACAACAAAGCATACAAACTTCTCAAGCACTTCCGGATTGTCTAATTTAGTTTCATATACAAAGTTAACAGAAGGAAGGAATTGTAAAGTAACTCCATCCTCCTCATTAAAGTTAACTAGGGCTGCAACCCTTTTGCCAATGAAACAATCCTTAGCAGCTTTGAGAACAATGCTTTCGAATTTGTTTGCCCTTAGTATCTTATTCACCAAGGTCTGGTATGTTGTGAGCATATCCTTAGACTCTTGTGTAATCTTGCCCACATCACCATCTGTCTCAATGTTAATATCAGGGGCCATACCAAATAGGAATCTGGCCTCCTTATTGATTAGTGTCGCAACCTTCTTAAATCTAAGTTGAGCAGCAACATAATGGCCGCCTGTTCCTTCTGCTTCAAATTCAATACCTTTCTTGTACTCCTTGTAGTAGTCCATGATAGTTCCAAATTCCTTCAGAATATCAGTAGCACTACCGTCAACTTCGGCATTGATTAAAGAGTAAGGAATCTTATTATAAGCAGATAATACAGACACATTCTTATTCTCTTTCTTTTTGTCACTGCTCATCTTATATCCTCCTAAGCCTTTGTTATATAAGCACTATGAACATAACCCTTGTTTCCTTGGATATTTACATAGTACCACTTACTACCATCAGTAGCTTTTACTTCTCCAAGAACATCAACTAAGTTACCACAATTCAACTGTGGCCATGCCTGTAGTTTTCCATACTTGGTTCCAGCTCCTGTTCTTACATTCAGAACTGATGCTGTTACTTTTCCTACCCATGCAGAATAACCAGACTGGGCTAATGGGGTTATTGTAGAAGCATCTACCCAACCATACACACTACTTCCACCATCATCAGTAGCAATTAAGTGGTAAGGGTGGTCCCCCTTAGTAATCTGGGTAATCTTTGCCTTACCAGGTCTACAAGAACTTCCCTTCTTTGTATTAGCTGATATATAATGGGTATTGCCCTTGAACTGAACTATATCGCCTACAACATAATTCTCCTTTGGCTTGTAACTTGTTTCCTTCCAAGTAACATTGAAATAAGGCTCTGTATTACATACATAAGCATATCCCTCAGGAGCTATATCCCAAACAATCTTTAGCCAGTTATTCTCTGTCTTACCTAAGACTTCTACTGACTTACCTTTGTCAATACCACCAATTCTATCATGGGTTGTACTTGTTCCGGTTCTAACATTCATTGCTGCTAATGCAACAGCAGTTCCAATTCCTGTTCCTGCTAGCTTGTTAGATGTAGCTGATTTATTCTCCTCAGCCTTATCAGGATAATTGATTATTCCATAACCAAGGATATAAGCATCTGAGAGATAAATTGTTCTCTTATCAACCTTCCCAGATTTATCTCCTTCTATTGCTACCATCAATGTACCATCGCAATCTGTTATCCATCCTACATGAGTACTGTCGTTCTGGTTATGTGTACTTGAGTAGTAAACCATATCCCCCTTCTCAGGAATATACTTACCACCATAAGCTGCTGCATCCTTCCACTGCTTTCTATTCTTAAACCAGTTCATACCTTCATCACAGTTAGCTGTAAGAGGAATCTCATTACCAGTTAATCCAGCATTGAATCCTGCATAACTAGCAAAGATGTGAGCCCATGGAACAGACATACCTAAGGCCCCTGTCTTTAGAACATTCTTATTGAACCACTGGATGTACTTATCATCCCCAGTAGGAGCTCCTGTACCAACTTCCTGGTTACATACAGCAATTACCTTGTTTCTGATTACCTGGCCTAATCTCTTAGTAACTTCTTCTGCAACCTTACCTAGTCTGCTATATAACCAGTCACCTGGACAGCTCTTATTAGCAAACCATCTATGAACTGTGAGCACCATCTCAGTAGGTTTTGGATTATAAGCTAAGGCCTTAACCTTATCATTAAACCAAAGCAGCTTAGTCTTACCGTTTCTCTGACATATATCTACACATAAGTCAATTAGCTTATTGTATACTGCATCCTTCATTGCGTAAGGGTGTTTAGTATCACTTGCACACTCAATAGTAACAGCTCTGTTATCATTAGCAGATGAAGAAGTACACCATGAACGGTTCTTCTCTTCTACATACATTCCTACTCTACCATCAGGACCAATACCATAGTTGGATGATGCCCGAACAGAAGTAGGGGCAAAGATGTTACCAAGTGTCTCCACTGAACACTGGCCTACAACACAATGAGGAGAGATTCTATCAATAGCATGATTTCTCTTACCTGAGTGGTTAGGACTTAACTTAGTGTAATTCACTAATGGACTGTTTCCCATTACTCATCTCCCCTTCCATTACTTAATTCTTCTACTGTCTCTTCTGTTATCTCTTCGTTCTCTGGAATCTCAATATCCCCGAAAAGTGTTCTTTCCTTTTCCATATTATTTAACCTCCTTACCGGTTCCATTCAATTTACCATCATCGAGCAAATCTTTTACAGAATCAAACCACTTCTGAACAATCTGTTCTAGCATTTCATCTGTAATAAGCAACTGGGCCCACTTAGGCAATAGGACTCTTGCTTTACTGAGAACCCACTTCATCTTATATCTACCTGACTTAGCAAATTCGTGGTTGTGCTCTGCCTTGAGGAATAACTGATAAACATCTCCTCTTATCTGGTCCAATGTCTTATCTCTGAGATATGTAACCAAACACAAGACTAATGTTACTACCAGGAATATAAGACACAGGATAGCTGTTGCTGTTCCAAGTTTCATTCCACATCCCTCCTTCTTTTAGAATATTTATTTTAGGGGCTTAGTAGGTGCCCTTGAACCTCATGTATTACGCCAATTAAAAAGAACCCCTTGTTAGGGGCTCCTTCTTGGTTGTTTAGTTATTTATTAGTTTAACATAATCGACTGGATATATATTTCTAAAACCATCCTTTTTGATGTATTCAATCAATCCATGTTGAGCAAGAATTTCAAGTGTTTTGCTATTGGTTGAGTGCCATAATATATAACCCTTGTTAGCCATTTCTAAGTGTTCCTGATAATATTCTAATGGCAAACCTTTATATCTTGGGGAGTCATGGTTCTCAATAGCTTCAGTATAATACTTCTTGTCATCTTCTAATTTAGCATCATAACTTTCCTTAATTCTTGCTAACACGTTTTCCTGGGCTTTACTTAATCTCTTCATATCTTTCCCTCCTTGGGTATCTGTTATTTGATAATACTATTGTACCACACCCAAAGGAATAAGTCAATAGTAAATGGAAAGATTTTCTAACATTTTTATCCTGCCTTGGAATTGCTCTTTCTTTCCTTTACATCTGCCACTGTTACATCATTTAAGGCATACCATATAGCAGAGAATGTATGTGGGTCAATGTTGAAATCATCATAGATAGTATTGCCCTTTGCATCCTTCTTATATGTAAGGTCCCTGAGCTCCTTAATTGTGTACTTGCATTTAGGGCTACATATAATCTTCTTGAATCTCTTAACCTTCCTTGTATTAGATAACCTACTACCAGCAAACTTCTTACACTTCTTAATATAGAATCCATTCTGTCTATAGTACTGGATTGCCTTAGGGTCCTCACAGTCAGCAATGATGGGATTGAGTGTTACCTCGTTATCCACAGACATCTGCTCAATTAAGTCTTGCTGCATCTGTTTTAGTTTCTGCATCTTCTCATGCTGGATGAACTGGTCGTCTGTTACCTTGTTCTTATATATCTCATCATATATATATAATATACTATTCTTATAATCCACAGCCAATGATATAACAGCATTAAATGATTCTTCAAAACCAAAGTCAAAGCCATAGTATCTATGTTTCTGTGGGATAGCTCTTACAGCATTAGTAAATAGTACAGGGTCCTTAGCAATCTGAAACTGAGGTAATACTCTAACACCACTAGGACCAAATCTTCCCCACCTTGCTGTTCTATATAATGGGTAATCATAGGTCTTAATATCATCAAGGGTCTTTAGGTAATCCTTAGGGAGCCAAGGGTTATCATCAGGAACAGAGTGCATATAGTAGACGTTATTGTTTACTAATGTACCCAGCTTATAGAATTCCTCTTCCTCCTGGATTACTATGTCCTCTCCTGTTTCATCATCCTGTCTTACAAAGAAATGTGAGTACACCCAGTTCTCTCTTCCTACAGGATTACAAGTTAAGATAAAGTGGATTGAGGACTGTGGGGTTCTAAGACGTCCAAGTAATTCCTTATATCCATCATACTTAATTTCTGAACACTCCTCTAACCACACAATAGATACACCATTAATAGATTTTACTTTTGCAGGTTTATCCATACCTCTGAATATTATTCTTGAGCCATTAGGGAAGTAGATAGTCAGTGGGGATTCTTTCTTCCTGCACATTCCTTGGGTTTTCTTTCTGCTGGTATATTCGTCAGACAGTAGACCCATCTCCTCAAGAATCTCTACAAACAAGTCAAAGCATGATTCCTTAATAGTCTCATATACCTCTCTTACTACTAAGCACTTTCTTTTCTCTTGTAGTAGTTTTAGTATTATCTTAAAAGCTGTATGGTAGCTCTTACTAGAACCATATCCACCTACAAGTAAGTAAGTCTTATAATCCCAATCATGGATATAGTCATCGAATCTAGGAGCTACTTCCTTTACTATCTTAGGCATCGTCCCAGTCCTCCTCTTCCTTTAAGCTATTAGTCTTTTCAGCTTCTTGGTTTAAGGATTTACCTGGCTTTTTTCTTTTATAGATATTACCTCTATCTTCCCAAGTTCCTGGTTCCTTCCAATTCATATTAGTATTTTTTGGATTTAATTTTTCCTGGACATTTTCAGGTTCTACCTCCACAACTGGAACAGGGATTATATTCTTCTTATCACCCTTAATTATTCTTTTCTTTGGTTGTGGTTCTTCCTCTGGTTCATCGTCCCAATCTTCATCATCTGCAAGGTCTTCTTGCCTTTGTTTTTCTTCTTCTAACCATTCTTCGTCTTCATCATCCCAGTCTTCTTCAAAACGCTCCACAACAGGGGTGGTGTCTACCTGTTCCCCATGTCTTATAAC